ACAACTTGAAATAATTCATAGAATATATATTCTATATTTTATAAATCAATTTTATATAGATGGAATACATCATCGATAATATTTTGTTATTGGTTTATGGTGTTTTGTATCAAAGTATATATGAAAAAAATGAAAACTATACGAAGACTTAAGACAATATTGGAGTCCCAATCAATCCATGTGAGCCAAAACACTTTTTCGAATGATTTCTAATTTTTGTTTGGTGTCAAACAATTGTCTCGATAATGTATCCAATTGTATTTCTTGAGTGGTAATGATGTCTTGTTGTTGTTGTATCAATTGTTGCTGACTTTTCGTTAAACGTTTGTATTTGTTTAGTTCCATCAAATGATTTTTTTGTTGACTATTCAAATACTCTAAATGTTTCGTATGTTTTTCTGTTTTGAAATGCGATTTTAAATTGGTCAATGTAGTAAATAAAGTATTGGTTCCACAATAACATTTGATATATTGACTCGTGCTTGGTAAATAATCTATATAAACACCTTCGCCATTCAACGAGGGTTCATAATAATAATTTCCTTTTTGTACTTGGGTCATTTAAACCCAAATAGAGCATGAAGAAAATTCAATTTTTATACTCTGTATAATGATTGGGTTAAACATTAATAAAAAACTAGCGGATAAAACCGATTGTTTCGAAACAAACAAATCTTTAGAAAATAGTGTTATTACGCCTTTTAATATTTCAAACGCTGATTACAAAATAATATAAATATATATTATTATAATTCATAATGGACAGAGTAGAACAAATGGTAAGAATTCAAAAGGAAGCGTTAGAATTATTCACTAAAAAAAATATTGATTATGGAGATGCGTTTTCCAAATATGGAATTATCGGGGTTTTAATGAGAATAGAAGATAAGTTACAACGCTCTATGTCTATAACAAAAAATGGAGTAAACTTAATAAATGATGAAGGCATTAGAGATACACTAATTGATTTACATAATTATTCAGCAATGGCGTTAATGTTATTAGATGAGTAATCGGCGTTTGAACTCTTAAAAGGTATACAATAAGCCAAATTGGTGTGATGACTCATGTTTTGAAACAATAATTATGGACAAGAATCTAATTATTAATTACAGAATCATACGCTAATTTATCTGCCATTGAATTTCCAATTGAATGAATATCTTTTTTATTTGTATGAGCATATACATGCATAAATTGTATGTTTGTATCTTTATAGGTTTGGTATAATTGTTTCACTAATTCTTGATTAGGTATATTATTTTTCCATAAATCTATTTCTTGTTTTTTACCATATTCTTTCACGCAATGTAGAGCATATTTTGAATCACTTACAATAGTTATATCTTTTTTTACATAATGGTATACACGAATCATTGCAATTAATTCAGCAACATTATTGCTATGTCCATTGATGGTTTCAGATACATTTCGTGGATCATTTTCACCAAAATATATACCAATACCTGCTTTTGCGTTTGACTTACCATTATGAATACAACTACCATCGCAATATACATAAATATTACTATCTTGGTTCAGTATTTCTTCGCGATCGTTTAAAAAATTCAAGGCATCTTGTTTTGTTTTGAATTTTTTAAAAACAGCCCCAGAATATTGATGTATATGTTGCTTACATATTTCCCATGATTCAAATATTCCGGTTTGATGTCCTTTTTTTACAGCATAATACATAAAAATGTTATTTATATGATATTTGGATCAATTTTAAAAATATTATTTATATGTATATGAATTTAGAATACATTATTTTATTTATTAAATTATTTTTCAAAAATGAATAATAAAAGTTTATTTTTTTAAATAATATATTCATTTAAAGATATTTTTTATAGTATAGTATCATGGAGTCTATTACATACAAAGATACTATTCCATTTGTACCGCCTTTGACGGAAGGAAAAGTAATCAAAGTATATGACGGAGACACCATCACCATTGCGTCTAAAATGCCATTTGACCAATCACCTTATTATCGTTTTTCAGTACGTCTAAAAGGGATCGATTGTCCTGAAATGCGAACCAAAAACGCACAAGAGAAGGAATGTGCTATTTTAACCCGAAACTTTTTAAAAGATTTATTGATGGATAAAATGGTAATGTTGAAAGAAGTAGAACTCGAAAAATATGGTCGCATTTTAGCCGATGTTTATTTAGACGAGGTTAACTTGTCCGACTTATTATGCGAAAAAAATATGGCGGTAAAATACGACGGTGGTACCAAACATTGTCCAGAAAATTGGATGACCTATTATAACAATAAAAATTGAAATAAATAAATAAAATATATAAAGACATCATGGCGCAACAAATTCTAGATTATGTTTGGATTAATAGCGAATATGAAATCGAGTTGGAAACCATAAATACCACTATGTGTTATGATTCTGTAGACAAATTACCTTCCTTTGATAAACAAAATATATTATTAAAACCAGCACAAATGTTTCGTAATCCATCCACACAAAGCCCCTATGATTATATTGTCTTTTGTGATGTATACGAAGTCAATCGATTTTGTCATCCTTCACAAATTCATTTGAGCGAACAAAATAAACGCAAAGAGTTTGACCAATATATGGAACAATTTGCTAGCGATTCATTCAAAATCACACAATGCTATAAAGCAGATTCTTTATATTTCCGCCAACACAAAGACTATTGTAAATATATGAACATTGACGTATTTTCTAAGCCCAATGAATATTCTCTTTATTGTAAAAAAAAAGATGCCTACAATATGGTATGGATAACGCGTTATATTTTGTATATGTTTTATCATGATTCCGACCTTGTACTCACAGACCTAAAATTAATTCCAAACGTAGATGACGATATCACCGAACATGTGAACACGATGGATATGTCGTGTATTGACGAACTAATGGAAGAATGTTGTTTTTAAAAATTGAAATAAATTTGAAATAAAAAATATTTTTTTTTATTTCAAATGGAATGTTTTTTCGAACCAATGATAAAAGGGACTATTATAAAGCGTCCCTCAAAACATTGCAAATCACCTTATGTAGCCGATGTTTTATTGGAAAACGGCGAAGAAGTCATTGCTCACGCACCATCCCTAGGTTGTTGTGGTTTGTGTGAAAAAAATAGCGTGGTCTATATGACATTATCTAAAGAGCCTAAAACGTGTACTCACGTCATCCACTTGGGGAAACATAAGGATACTATTGTAGGTATTCATCCAAAAAGTGGTGAAAAAATAGTAGAATTTGCATTAAAATATGATTATGTACCCCCCTTAAAAAACTTAAAAAAACTTGAACGCGAAAAAAAGATGTTGAACTCGCGATTTGATTTTATGGGGATAGACCAAGACAATAAACGCTTTATATTAGAAGTCAAAAGTGTTCCCTTGTGTCAAGATGAAGTTGCCTTTTTCCCAGATGGTTATCGTAAAAAGAAAACCGATATCATCAGTCCACGTGCGTTAAAACATATTCAAGAATTACAACAAATCAAAGAAATGCATCCAGACTATAGAACTATATTGTGTTTTGTAGTTCAACGTAGTGATGCCACCTCATTTCGAATTAGCGACAATGACCCTATATACAAAGATGCAGTGAAAGAGGCGATTACCAAAGGCGTGGAAATCATAGTTCTACAAATCATTTGGAATCATTACGGACAAGCTATGTTGGGGGAATGGTTGCCTTTGGAACCACTATAATAATATACTAGAGACAAATGTAAATATTCATATCCATGGTAACTCGCTTTTGGATTCTAATTTGGATTGTAAATAATAAAAAAACAACATGAATTGATACTTAGATTCGTCAAAATTAGTAAAATCATATAAATCGTCTAAATTATATTTTACATAATCGTTGTATGAACGATGTCCTTTGTAATGCGTTAATGTATTGTTAGGTAGGTTTAATTTTTCATTTCCATATAGTGTAGGTATCATCATAATATTTTTACTACAACCCACATCAAATTCTATGTCTTGTATCAATCCATGCTCCTTGAATTCTTTTGGAATAATATGATGGTCTTGTACTAAATCATTATATCCCAATTCTTGTTTTAGTTTGTATCTTTTTTTAGAACCGTATCTATAATGATCTCTTTGTTTATCATAATGAAAAATAGAATAATGACCAACAAATTGATATAATAAGGATTTATTCAGCGTAACATAATATATTGGACTTATTTTCATTATACTATACTATGAAAAATATTTATATGAAACATTTAAATATAAACATTTGAATATAAGCATACTATAATGGATCATTCTACGTTGAACCATATGATGAACAATCAGTTGTTGACGATGGTATCTATGAAAGACAACGTATCTATGTATCAAGTATTAGGTTCTTTAATCTTTATGAACGCATTACAATACTTACCGCAAATAAAGAGCACCTTAATAGATTATATTAAAAAAACATATGACAAAAAAAAATCCAATATAAATGTGTTTCTTGAAAAAAATGAAAAAACGATTCAATCGTCTATTAAATTCATTCAAAAAGAAAATCAAAATGATATTATATTCAATTCCATCAACTATTACATTGTGAATCATAATAATTCTAAAAACCTAAAATATTATAGCGATTTTTCAGTAGTGAACGACGAAACCTTTATTTTAAATGAACATTATCAATGTATGGTGACAAATACGTCTATGGATGAAGACGAAAAAGGAATCTACAACATTGAATTTATTTCTTATACCAAGTCCCTGAAAGAAATGAAACAATTTGTGGATAAATTAACCAAAACGTATTTGTATGAACAAAAAAACAAACTGGGAATTCAAAAATATTTTTTCGATGAAAAACATGTATGTTTACCTAAGGACCAAGAAGGGGTCATTCAATTGGATAAAGCTCCTAAGAATGTCACCTTTACGATGACACCATTTCATACCAATAAATCCTTAAAAAATGTATTTGGTTCACATTTGAATGTAGTCAAAGAACGAATTGATATGTTTATGAATAAAAAAGAATGGTATTGTAAAAAGGGTATTCCATATACACTAGGTATTTTATTACACGGTCCACCTGGAACTGGAAAAACATCGCTCATCAAAGCCATTGCGAATGATACCAATCGGCATGTGATTAATATTAAATTATACAAAGATACAACCCAAACACAATTGAGAAATTTATTTTTTGATGAGAAAATAAATGTATTAAACGATGGAAAAACCGAACATTTCAATATATCTATGGATGAACGTATTTATGTCATCGAAGACATCGATTGTTTGACCGATATCATTTATGAACGCGAAGAAAAGAAAGAGGAAAAAGAAGAACCTAAGCAAGTCGATTCTTTGGACAACTTCCATAATGATTTTCCACAAGGTTTATTATTTGAAAATCATATTATTTCAGATATAGAAACCAATAAAGATATTAAACCCTTTAAAAAAGACGATAATCCATATGTAGACGGAGAACAACTTACGTTGTCTTTTATTTTGAATTTGTTGGATGGTATATTAGAGACACCTGGGCGTATTTTGATGGTCACTACCAATCATGTCGAAAAATTAGATAAAGCATTTATCCGGCCTGGTCGGATTGATATTAACTTAGAGGTGTCGTATTGTTCTCTCGAAATGATAGTTGAAATGTTTGATTTTTTTTATGAAAGGTCTTGTCAACATTTATTTGAAGACTTTGAGTACAACGTTCTAGTCACCCCAGCACAATTGAACAAATATATACTGAATAATTACAATGACCCTGAAAAGGCATTTAAAGAATTATCTGATAATAAAAATTGAAATAAAAAAAGAAAAAATAAAAAAACCATGGACGATTATAAATGCGAAGGATATCTTATCTACAAACCCAATGAGTTCTTTGTGTATATCAGCGGAGTACCTTATAAATGTACAAAGTGTACCAATAAAGTAATCTACTACGGAGATAGTATAGTGTATGACTCAAAATTAATTCGTAAAATAAAACAATTAAAAACATAATATAATACGTTTTCAAGATTATAGTAATACAAAATAAAACCTTCTTATATTATAATGAATTATCAAAATAATCTTTTGTTTATATTGCTTACAACGTTTTTTTTCATATTAATGGTCTACAAATATGCGTTTGTAAATAATAAACCACATTGTGATCATTTTGTCACCAATGTTTACCTATATTTAGGATTGTCTTTTTCTTTGGTAGGTTGCTTCATTCATATGTATAATTATGGATTAAATACACCGAACCAATTAAATGTCCTTTTACCAGAATCCAAAGTATTTCAACAAATAATGCCTTATATATTTTTTTCTTTTTTGGTAGCTATTGTATCTATTATTTTCTTGTCGATGCGTCCAATGTTCAGTAAAAATGGTTTTTTGATGAATCATATATTATGGCTTGTATTTTTAGGGTCTATATCACTTACATTATATCCTTATTTCAAATCGATTGAATATTCTGTTGTGTTACAGAGGGTATTGATAATGACTTGTATGATATTTTTAGCAATGTCTTCATTGGTATTCGTTATACCCGATTTTTTACGCAAAACATATTATAAAGCATCCTTAGGATTTTTGATTGCTCTTATTGTAATTATCATCACAGAATTGTTTTTATTGTTTACCCAACAATACACGAGACCTTTATACAATATGATATCGTATATCGTGATAATATTATTTTCAATGTTTATTTCGTATGATACATCCAAGCTATTTAGTTATGCTAAGCAATGTATACATTCACCAAATTATCCGTTGGTTTCTACGAATTTATTTTTAGATATTATTAATATTTTTGTACGTTTGATGGGGACAAGTCGTTGATTTTATATAATACAATGAACTATTATATAAAAATTAGTTTAAAATGACTTAATTGCTGTATGCGAGACCACCCATACCCGACATAATTCTTAGTACGTTGTAGTTTCTAGCATATACACGTACTTTCGCGGTATTGGTGCCTTCTACAGTGGCATTGGAAAGAACCAATTGTAGAGTAGCATTATCAATACGACTGAAATTGCAAGTGCCGGATGGTTGTTGCTCTTCAGGTCTTAGAGCAAACGAGTAAAGATTAATACCGGTATCAGGCGAGCGAGTGTGGTGTTGGAATGGTTGTACTTGGTCGAAGTAAGTACCTTCACGCTCAGAGAATCGGTCTTGGCCATTCAGTTGTAGTTTGGCGGTTACAACTGGATTCTCACCCCAGCAGTGCATGTCGAGCGAAGTTTCAGCCAATACGAAAGTACCGGCATCCGATACACCGGACGCAACTACCGAACCACCATTCATAGCCCAGTCCGCATCAGCATCCGCACCCATAGACCAATTTGCGGAACCAGCTTCAACATTAGGAGCTTCTGCTTGTTGGAAAAGACCGGACGCACCAATGAACGAGTTAGGTCCTTCAACCGCCGAATCTGAACCAAATGCTTTTACGGAGTTAGGAAGAGCATCAATAGCATCGGTGTAATTGAATGGTTGAGCACCAAGAGCTTTGAATAGAGTAGCCTCACCTTGAGTAGAAGCACAATAGTCTACATTGCAATCTGGTTGTACAACCCAGACCAACTCTTTACATGGGTGATTGAAGTTGAGGCGGATTTTATTGGACGATGAACCAACCGATTCCGAACCAGTGAATTGTAGTTGCTCGATT